CACTTTTCAAGGTTCGATTGGGCCTACTTTTTTCGGCCCAGCTTTTTCATAGATTACTTGACACTACCTCTGCTTTGTCATGGAGCTGTGCCAGGATATCCTTCAGCTTCTCCGGGATGGGCAAGCCAAGGTGTCCGGCGTTCTCCAGAAGGCTCACGCCCTCGTTGGAGATATAGAAAAAGATGACCGCCGTCCGCAAAACGCTGCCTGTGCCGATGACCTGCACATCGAGGATGTTGGCGATCCCCACCAGCAAAAAGATCAGCACCTTCTTTGCAATGCCCCTGAACCCGACTTCGCTGGACAGCTTCTTATCCGCTGCGGCACACATTACCCCCGTGACATAGTCCACCACGACAAATGCGATGAGAGCGTACAGCAGGCCGTCACAGCCGCCGAGGAAATAACCGAGCCATCCCCCGATGCCTGCAAAAATGAGTTGAATTGTGTTCCAGAATTCCTTCATAGTGAAACCCTCCTTAAAAAGATTTTTTGTATGATAAAAGGCCGCCCGCCAAACAGCGGACAGCCCTGTATCCATGGAAATATTAAATTTGTTTCGGCAGCCACTCCCAAATCCTCATGTCCTCCTGCCCAAGCGACCACATACACATCCCCCGCAGCTTCCAGCGGTACGCCGCCTGGTTCGCCCAATAGACGAGGGAGTCCACGTCCTGGTAATAGAGGATGGAGAAGCCGTCCGCATCCCCAAGAAACAGCCGGGAAATCCAGATATTGATATCCCTCGGAGTGACCTCCGCCGTGTAGTTGTTCCCGCAGGATATCTCCATCAAGTCTGAATGGAAAAAATCGTAATCCATGGAAATGTCCTCGCTGCGGGTAGAACTTTCCTCCACATCAGCAGTCAGCGTGAATACCTGGAATTCCTCATCCCACGCCGCACTGCTCCGGCTGATCCGTCCGAAAGATTTAAAACTTCCGTCCGGCATCCGCACATCGAACCGCTCATACGGCTCATACGTCCATGCATCCCCAAGCCTCATCAGTTCGCAGACGGTACGGTTATCCGAGCGATACCCGGCATATCCGCCGGAAAAGCCGCTGATTGTTGCCGTAAACCGCAGCGTATAGGACGCACCGGAATAAACACGCACCCTGTTCCCCCGGATGCGCATCTCCACCGTGTACATGGTGGGATTCCCCCGGAGGTCTGCATTCGCCGTCCGGCTGATCGTCTGGCTGTAACTGCCAAGAAGGGTGGAACCCTTGTAAAGCTCCACCCTCTGTGTGTCATAATTTAAACAGCAGAAAACATCCCCGCAGAACACCCCTGCCTTCCCGCTGCCGTCTGCCGGAAACGCCAGCCTTGCCCGCAGGTGCAGCTCCTGAAAGCCGCTGTACTTCCACGCAAGCTGCCCGCTCCCGTCAAGCTGTGAATACGGGCGGTTCTCATAACCCTCCCGCCATACATCCCACTTGCCGGAAAGCGTCGTCCAGTAGGTTTCCGGCAGGGGATTTTCGTCACGGAAGTCCTCATACCAGATGAGCGCCGAGTCCGGCTTCCTGCGGAGCATCTCCAAAGTCAGCTTGAAGCCTCTGTCCGGCTGCGCCATGTTGCCGTCCACATCCTTGAATTTCCGTGGTGCAAGCGTGTAGGTGGCGGAGCCGGCACTCGGTTCTTCAGTGAAGGACTGGCACACACGGAAACCGTAAAACTGCACCCCTTTCACATCCACCGAGACCGTGACGGTGTGCATCCCTGCGGAGAGGGATATCCCCTCTGCCAGCGCCGACCAGAAGGTGCTTCTCCAGTACGGCCACCACAGGCGGCTTTCCGTGAAATGCTTCCTGCTCCCGTCAATGGAAATATATATCCCGTTCTTATCCCAGAAGGGGAAGCACAGGCGCACGGCGATATCATAAGTCCCCGCCGAAGATACCGAAAAACTGTAAGAGGCGGAACCGTTATCCCCCATCGTCACCATGCCCTCCGAAACGGACACGATGCCAGAATAGCTGTCCGGGTTCCCGCCGTTACGGTCAACAATGATATTTCCAAATTCCGTCTTCTGCTCCTTGCCGTAGGCGGTAAGGTAATGCCTGCGGTTGTAGGTGCCGGAAAGCAGCGGGTAATCAAAGGAAGCCGCGTCCCGCCCCTCCATGTAGTCGTATACATGCGGCAATGCCCACGGCACCTTGTCGTAGTCGTCCCAATAAGCCACGATGGGGATGAACGGCTGCGGAGGCTTGTCGTCCGTGAAATTGTAGCCGCCCGTCATCCATAGCTGCGCCGCATAGTAGGTGTTGGAAGTCCCCCGGTAGGTGACGCCCATGTTCTTTGGCGTGTCGTGTATCCGCCAGTTCCACCCATAGGCAGGCATCCCCAGAAACACTTTATCCGGATTCATCACTTTCACGGCGTAATTATAGATGCCCTCCAGCCAGGAACGCGGGGAGACCGGCCCCGGCGCGCTGCCCGCCCACGCCATGCCGTAGCTCATAATGGAGGCGGTATCGCAGTAGTTATTGAGGTCGCCGTAGACGCACCAGTTCTCCCCACCGACAGAGCCGTTAATGCTGTCCATCCCCGGCAGGCAGATATTCATCAGCTTTGCGGGATTGTAGGATTTCACCGTATTGTAAATATTGCGGAACATAGCCGTGGACTTCGCCGCCGTGGAATAATCGTCCCCTTTTTCCAGGTCGATGTCCACGCCGTCGCACCACGGGTATTTCTCCATGATCCGCACAAGTTCCGAAAGGAACTTATCCTGCGCCCCGCCCGTGTTTTCCCGCAGAGCCTTGAAGATGCTGTTCGTGCCGTCGTTCGCCACGGTCAGCAGCCACTTGATATGCGGCCACTTCCGGATATATGTCCGCATGGTGGAGCCCTCCGCAATGGAAACGCCGCTCTCGTAGATTTCCCCGGTCGCCCGGACTTTGAATGAAAAAAGACCGATCTGGCTGATGCGGTCGCCGTAGTCCCGGAGCGCCTGGTACATCCTCGTATTGCCCATGAATGTCCATACCATGATCTGTTTTCCCTTGAGTGTGTCCATCAGAATGTCCCGCCCCCTTCCTGCATCTCCTGCATGGAAAATAACAGCCTCGCCGTTTTCCCGCTTTCCAGCGTTACCTTATGCTTGGAATCCCATGCAGCACTGTACTGGTAAAAACCTTCCTTTTTCTCCGGAACCCCATTCTTCATGCATTCCCTCGTACTGGCAAGCAACGCAATGTCATCCTCCGCCTTCACAGCTTCCGGGAACACCGCCCTCTGGCCACCCACGCCCTGGGCGAGCCGCACTGTCCCCGCCGCCATATCGGATTTCGGGTAGATATGGATGTCCAGAGGAGCGGAGGTCTTCCCCAGGTTAAAGAGGATGACCGTCTCCTCCGAGCGCACCACGCCGTTGAACCACACGGGAGCCTTTATCCCGCCATCCTCCCGGAACTTCTGCAGGCAGGCCTCCGTGTGCGGGGCATATCCCGCAAGGCCCGGACCTTCCTGCAGTTGGAGGTCGGTAAACCAGATCCGCCCGGAGCAGTCGGCAATGGTGGGGACCACCGTCACGCTCACGATGCGCATATCCTTTTTCTTGTTGACCACTTCCGCAAGCCTAACAAACTCAGCCATCCAGCGTCCACCTCAGTTCCGAGGGATGCCCCACCCACCCCATTGCCACCGGCCCGCCCTGCAGGAGGATGTCCGTGATGTAGAAATCCCCCGTGCAGTCTGTGATGCAGACGCGGACGGTGACGGATTTCAGCCTCTCGGATGAGAAGTTTTCCGGCACAATCTTTGCTGTTGTCCTTGAAAAATAAGCCACAAAAATCCCTCCCGTCAGTATAGGTCGATAAACCTTGATTCTGTGCTGCCGTCCTCATACTCCAGCACAATCTCAATGCCGACCTGCGAGTTGCCGCTCAGTTTCTTTAAATTTTCGGATGCGATCTGTGCCGAGATGGTGTAGCTGTCCCGGTTGGCGGGGTACACTGTCTGCGACAGGCTCTTGGTCATCCCCGCCACGCCCTCTGCCTTAAAGGAAGCCGTGCCGCTTGCCCCGTTTTCCCCGTCCGCTTCAAAGCTGGAAGACACCCAATAAGCAAGCCCGTCATCGGCGCGGGAATTTCTAAGGAGGTTGAACGGCACAAGCTCCGCGATGTCCTCGCTGGACACCACGCTGACACCCTCTAAGGAATCGGCGGCATTGTCCCACTTGCTCGTGGAGCTGCCCAGGTTCTTAAGCACCGTGGAAAGCTCCAGCACCGTGTTCCACGGCTCCTGCAGGTTATATTCCCTCCGCACAATCCTCGTGGTGACCGAAAGCCCCAGATCCTTATCCTCCACCCGCACATAATCCCCAAGCTCCCATGCCTCATGCTCATATCCCGTCAGCACAGACAAATCCATGGCGTTCAGCACATAAGAAACCGTCGGCTTGCAGTAATCGGCAAGCCTCATGCGGGTAAATTCAAGCATCTGGTAAGGGTTCGTGAACGCCGAACAGTCCAGGGAAGATACACGGATTTCTTTGGAATAAGTGAAATCCTCCACGTAAGGCTTCCCGCCGTTGATGCTGGCAAAGGTCATGCCATCCGCACCAACGGCATACAGCCTCGTGACAAGCCCCGTGGTGTCCACCGTCCGCTCAATGTCCTTCATGTTCTTCCCATACATGAACAGCGCGCCGCTGTCCTTCCCATTTAAGGTAAGCAGATGCACCAGCCGGTTCGGGCAGTCAAAGACCAAATCCCCGCCATGTAAATCCGCTACATTGCGGAGGATGGAGAGTGCATTCTTCTCCGTGGAGGTCCACGTGCGTTTGGTCGTGACCGTGACCGTCCCGACTTTCCATTCCGTGCCGGAAAGGGCGTAGGCCATGGCCGCATCCGCCGTCTCTGCGTCAAAGGCTTTCTCCTCCTTCCGGACGGAATAGGCAAGGTTGTAAAACTCCGCCTCGGCGTACACCTCCGTCACGGCGCTGCCGGAGGAATCCTTGCTGTCCGTGACCGTGCGGATGATGTACACATCATCCACGATCTGGATTTTCTTCTCGTTGTCGATATATTTCCGCTTGGCATCGGCAAAGGGGATGGAGAAGGAAAGTGTATCCTCGCCGTTGACCTCGCCTGTCACAATGATACCGTAGGCGTTTTCCAGCACCGCCTCCCATGCACCGTTTGAGTCCAAAACCACCGGCCGGGCATAGCCGATCTTCTGGTAAGGGGATTTCGGCACGTCATAAACCCGGATGTCAATGAGCTTCGGCGTCCTTGCCGTGTCCGCTGTCGTGAGCGTCACCCGGAAACGGATGTAGACGCGGGCAGGGGACGGCACCTTCCCATCCGCCCCCACCGCCGCCCAATCGCTCCAGCTAATGAGGTCGCTGCTCGTGGATGTCTCCACAAGGGGAATGTCCGTCACGCCGGGGATGCACTCACTGGAAACAGACACCTTGCCTGCACCGGAAAGACCGTATTCCACGGCACGGGTATACAGCACGCCGCTTTCCGGGTATGCCCCATTGGTTTTCTGGAGCGTCACATACCCAGGCTCTGCCAGGGCATCCACCGGCCCCGCAGTATCGCCGCCGTTGGCAAAAATTGTGGCACGGAAATAATCCGCCAAATCATCTGCCATTAGTTCTGAATCGCAGTCTAAAAACCAGTCGTCAAATCCGCCGGCGTACCAGTAAGAGCCGACGTGCATCCCCATGATGAGGTCTGCTGTACAGGAGCGGTTCAGCTCCCCTGTAAAGGACAGGGCCGCAGAAGTCCACACCGCCCCGCTTTCCCGGTCGCCTATGACATACTGCGCCTTTTTATTGTCAGGCTCTATCACGCAGGCAATGAAGTACCATCCGTTATTCGCAAAAGCAAAAGGTGGTGTTACCGACTCATCCAGTATCAGGGAGCCTGTGGAGTTATACAGCATAATCCTCGGCTTGCCACGGATAAGGGACAGGTAGAAAATCGGCTGCCCCGGTCCCTGCCTGGTATTGAAAATCGGTGTGTAAGTATTGCCGATGGAATAGGTGGTGGGGTTCATCCAGCCGCCCACAATGATCCGCTCCCCAAGATTCTGGAAGATGGCGCCGTCATTCGTTACCTTCAGATAGGTTTTCTCCGAAGCGGGGTTTGTGATGTTCATGCGTAAATGCCGCCCCTTCTGCCCGTTGCGGAAACCGGCGCTCGTACCCGACCATCCGGAAACAAACATCTTCCTGCCTTTCCCGGAGGAATCGGCAAGCATCGTGTCCGCATCCGGGGCATTTTCATTGAAACGCCATAGTCCGTCCTTTGCGTATTCAGTGGGGAATTCCCCCGTGAAATCCGTCTGTATGTTTAAGACTGCCTGTAAACCCATAAGAAATCACCTCCACCGGCTCTTTGCCTGTATTTCAAGTTCCGTGAACGTGGCGCTTGATACAACCACCTCCACCATGTTCAGCCCCGCTTCAAGCGTAGGAAAGTTCAGTTCGCCGATATACGGCAGGGCATTGCGGAGCGTGTTCCCCTCCGCGTCCTCCACCCATGCCGTCATTTTCGCTGTGTCAACCACCAATATTTCTGATGCAGATAAAACCGCATTTGCAATCCTCAGTTCTGCTCCGTTTGTGGCAATGCTGATGTATCTGCCCGCCCCGGATGCCAGGACGCCTTTCAACCGATAGACAGGATTGGAGTATAAGTTCCCAAGCCTCCGCCTAACCGTATGGCTTCCCGCTTCCGTAATGGTAAAAATTTCATCCTCCGCAGCATAGCCGAAAGGGTCTGGGCAGAAAAAGGCAAGGTCGAAGGTCGCTGCCAGACGCACCACCCGTTCAAAAGTAACGCCGCTCTGGAGCCTTGCGTAATACACCCGCCCAGGCTCCGTG